ATTAGAATGAATAATTCGCCACTCCCCAAATCTAACGACAAATTTCAGTTTTTATCTATCCCTAGTTCGATCACACGTTTCTCCTGGAAGTGGGTTGTTGATAAGCACCCTTTCGCTGAGATCTCCATTGGAGATTTTAAGCGATTGGCTTTGGCTTCGGAAGGGTGGAGCTACGTTGGCCAACGGGATTACAAGTATTCGATTCGTGGTGGATTTTCGAATGTCGATGAGTACGTTAAGGAGGCACTCTGGCATTTTGATGAACCGTTGTACGAGTCGTTGAAGGGGTATACCAAGTCGCCAAGGATCGGACGAGCTTACCATTCGTTGTTGAAGTACGGAGGCCCAACAATCTACAAACCTAATGTTTTCGATCCTAAGTTTGAGGCCATTTATGACCGCTTACTGAGTCAGCATGAGGCTAGTTTCCAGAAAGTGGGGATTTTTAGTGTTGCGCAAGCGACATTGAAGGTGCCATTGAACACTTCTGCTGGAATAACCTTTCCTGGGCTTAAGAAAGGAGATGTTTTGGAGGAGGCGGCGGCGGAGGTTGAGAAGATGATCCAGGCGTGGAAGAGAGGAGAGAAAGTCGAGCAGATACCTTGCAAGATGGCGCTTCGTGGGCACTTGAGCAAGGTGGAGGAGAACAAGACTCGGGTGATTTGGGTTCAGCCAATTGAACACATCATCCTTGAGAACATGTTTTTCCGCGGCTTTTATCACCAGATTTTCGCTGGACTGCACCACCAACGTCTGTTCATGACCGGCAAGGACACCATTTCGAGGCTGAACGTCTATCTCAATGAGGAGGTGGAAGCCAGTTTCGTCAATACGGATATCAGCGGTTGGGACAGCATGAGGGCGCGGTTCGTTTTGAAGGACATCTTTTATCGAGTTCTGTTGCCGAATATCAGGATCGAGGAGGACTGGCAGTTGCTGGCTTTCGAGTATCTTGTTGACGCCTTCATTTTCACCTACCTTTGCCTTCCTGATGGCACCGTCATCAAGAAACTCGGTGGCGTTCCGAGTGGGTCCTTTCTCACACTTTTGATCAACTCCATTGCCGTTGACACCTGCATGACGAGCGCTTTGCATGCAATCGAGGTTCTTTTCTTCGACAAAAGAGTACTCGGTGACGACTTCAGTTTCAAGCTGAACCATATAACTGACGACCAGTTGGATTTGACTGTTCACGATCTTTCCGAGGAGGTGTTTCGCCGTTTTGGATTGGTGGTCAAGCCCGAGAAGGTTGTCGCGACTAACGTGCTTGAGGATCGCAAGTTTATTGGATATCAGATCAGGAATGGGAGGTTGTTCCGAGAAGATCGGGAATTGTTACTTGGAATGCTGCACCCTGAGGGTCCGGTTGAAGATCTGGGGATGTTCTTCACCAGAGTCTTTGCCTTTATGTTGATCGGAGGGTTTAGTTCGCACGTCGTCACTCAGTTTTACGAGCGTTTTCTTGGAGGATACAAGGAGGAGTTTGACCGGATGGGACCGGATTTGTTTGACCAGGATGTTATGAGACAAGGGAACCTTCGAGTTTTCAAGCACGTTTTTAAAGTAGATTTGGAGGAGTTCGGAGCATTTGATCTAGATAGCTTTCGTTCACTTTTTTCGACCAAAGTGCCCTTTTTCTTAACTTTTGGTGCACGCTTTTTGCTGCAAAATTAAACAAAC